GTGCCATTGCTCCAAAAGAAACCAGTATTGGAAATCACTGCATTGCCGCTGACGACATTGCCACCAGTAACATTGCCTGTAACAACTGCATTTAAGCCAACTGATAATCCACCATATGGCACACTGATAGCATTGGTGCCATTATAACTTGTGCTGATTGCTCCATTACTGCTCAAACTTGTGGCCGCAACTGGAATATTATAAGTGCTCAACAAGGCAGTGACATTGGCGTTGCCATAAGTGGTTGGTGTATTGGTTAGATATCTACCATCACCTACAAAATATGTGGATACTGTGTTGCCTGCAGTTACAATGCCATTGGCATCTATTTTGGTAACAATTGCAGAGCCAGCGGCATTGTAAACATTAAACGCAGTGTCTAGGTATGATGCACCATTGTAATATCCGCCGTTAATGATATTGACATTGGCATTGGTCAATTCAAAATCAAATACTCCCCCATTGACCAAAGTTGAACCCGAAGATCCTGCATTGCCAATGGTGATACTTTGTCCATCAAGAGCAATCTGTCCTGGTGTTTCAAGTGTAATGGGACCCACTGTGCTGGCAATGGTCACTGGAGCACTACTGTAGATATTGGCCAAAGTCACAGATGAGAATATGCTTACACCATTGGCAAAGTTATATCGATCCGAATTTACGTTGCCTGTGATATTTAAATTACCATATGCAGTGGTTGTTGTGTTGGCAAGTGCTTGTCCTGACAAGTTAATAGCAGAAGCCTGCACATCAATGGTTTGTCCAATGTTTTCAATAAACATGACTGTGCCAGCACCGGTGTAGGTATTGGCACTCATTGTTCCACTATAAGTAGGCAAATAAGCAGCCACATTGGCATTGCTATAAATTGAAGTGGTAAAATGTGCATTGGCCCAGGTTTCAAATGCAGTCAAATTGCCTTGCACTGTGACAATGGCAGCATTGGCTGCGGTCACATTGGCATTGATGGCACTTATTTGTGCATTGGCATAAGTTTCATAACTGGATAAATTGGTTTGAACTGCGGCAATAACTGCATTGGCTGCCGTAATATTGGCACGCAGGCCGGAGATTTCAGATTCTTGTATTGCGGCATTTGATTGCAACACAGAGATAGCCGCATTGGCTGCGGTCACATTGGCATCAATCGCCAATATTGTAGGATCAGTTCCAGCGGCCAAGTAGGCTGCCACATTGGCATTGCTATAAGTTGTTCCAGTTGAGGCATTGATTGTAACAACGCCAGTGCCACCAGAAGGACTTATTGTGATGTTGGTGCCAGCAACAATTTCTGACACTCCGGCCAATTCTACACCAGAAGCAAATGCCTGCACTTGTGTGCCCGAACTGGTCAGTGAGAAATTGACATTACCATTGTTGGCCAATAAGTTTAATAATGTGCCTGCAGAATTCAATATCTGCACATTGCCAGAACCAATGTAAAGTCCTGGTGTGTTGCTTACTGCAACGTTGCTTGTATTACCTGTGATCCCGTATAAACCGGACATATTGTCAATCCTTTATCTTGTGCTAAAACGCTTGTCTCTGCGTGGTTGGAATACACTTGTCAATTTGTTGTGTCCACCTGACCATTTGCCTTTGTTGTTCTGATCTTCAACAGTATCCCAGGCCAATTGATATTTGGCCAACCATTTGTCAGCATCTTCAGTCATTTTGCGTTTGTAATAATAGTTGTGCAGTGTGCCATAAACATAACCTTCAGGCCACGAACTCAACACTGCATTGGTCTGAACTGGGTTGCCTTGACTGTCGGGTGTAAACAACAAGGGCCAAGTGGTAAAATAATACATATTGATCTGTGCACCTTGTGTCAGCACAGGAAGAAATTCATAGTATTGTCCCACTTCCGAAAACTTGCCACGATACACTTCGGGAATGTTCAATGGACTCAAATACTGACTTTGATCTAACATTTCTGTAATAATGTCTCGATCACCAATGCGATCATACACAATCCAAGGACCGGCTCCATTGTATCCGGGACTGCCACCATTGCCTTGATTAAAGAACAAAATGGGTCTATTCATATCAGCCGGAATAGGAACTTGTCCCCATTGATTGGCAACACCAATGGTGGTCCAGGGGTTGGTTCTTAATGCTGGTAATTCAATATTACGCATCATCATTTCTGTTAGATACACACACTGCTGGATTTCTGTGGCATTGGTGCTGCCGGTGAAATTCAACACAAATTGCACAAGATCATCGCCTGTGCTGATCGGTAAAAGATTACTCATTGGTTTTTCCTACAAAAGTGGCACCTTGGAAGAAAGCAGTTGCTCCTACCGGTGTTGGATATGGCACATCTACCGGTATAGGTAATTTGCCACCTGGATAACAAACAAAAGCATTGTATTCTGTTTCTACCACACGGTAAAATTGTGCTTTTAGTGTGCGATCACGTTTGATGGCTGCCCAGGGCATACCACCAAAGTATCGGTTGCCGATATCTTGTGCAATAACTTCAGGCAGTTCCATCCATTTGTAGCCCAATTTGCCATCGGGCATAACAGGTGCCAAGGGATCCATATACCCGGCTTCGGCTCTTTTGCGATATTCAGCACATTGTTCTTGAATATAGGCCACATTAAACTGTTCTTTGTGGATTAAGAACTGATCGCCATCACGCCGGGTGGTAGTTCGGATATTGCGACTACCATTCCATCCCACTGTTTCCGCACCTGATTTGATGTGTTGATACAATGCGTCGTTTTGCAACAATCGATCAGCAATGCCATTGTCAGCAGTTACTAAACCACCGCCATCTTGACGGTATGCTGATTCATTGAATTCTGGATCCGTATCGTCCAGATAACTTTTGTCCGTATAATTTGCAAATTCATTATTCATCTAGTATTTAGTGTCAAAGAGAAAGGGCCCGAAGGCCCTTGTTTCAAATAAGATCTAATGGTTTAGATTAGAAACTGTTGTTGTCCCAAGCGTTTAAGCGAACAACGTTTGTTGCGGCACGGATACCGCCGATGAGTGCAGATGCACCACCGACGCCAGATCCGAATGCAACTGATTGTCCACCAACTGCGATGTCGTGCAATACGCCAACGCCAGCAGGATTACGAACAATTAGAGTTCCTTCAAGAATGAACTGGTCCAATGAAGCATCAGAATTACTAAAAACTTCATTGTTAGGTCCTAGATCACGCAATGAACCCCATTGCAACACTTCTTCGTTCAAGAAGTAGATTTGGTTACCAGCACCAACTTGATCCATGATCCAACTATCAAAGATCTCATAAGTGTAGTTAAAATCGCCCTCGTATGTAGCGATTGTGTCACCACGCTCACTGTTTACACGGTTAATGCTACGGCTGGTAGGCATTGTATCTGACAAGTGTGTGCGTAGGCTTGTTGGGCAAACGATAGTGCGGATTTTGGCATTGAAACGTTGCTCAGCAGTTGTGACCAATTGCTTATACAGGCTAGGTGCAAATTGTTGCAACTGTGCAGTGTAAGAATAGAAATTGCTTCCTAAACCTTCACCATTGTTGGTCAATGTAGATCCAACTGCACTACCACCAACGATGAAACTGGTAGCACTGGCTGTAATAACGTCGCTTGACTCACTGTTGAACAATGTGTAAGCAGTGCCCAGGGGGTTGAAACTGTGTGTTCCAGCGAATGCGTTCAATGAACCCATACGACGGCCTAATGCTGAACTTGTTGTCAACACACCACCACCAGCGGCTATCACGTTGGCAAAACCTGACGAGTTGGCATAACCACCTGAGGCAACTGTAACGTTACCAGGTGTGGCAGCCATTCCAGCAGGAACCACGTTACCAGTTGTTAAACCAGTGTAGTTAACTGTAGGAATTGCAACACCAGTTGCCAAACCAGATTGACCTGAATACTTTGTTCCGATCTGGTCATTACGCACAATCTGTGCTTCCACGTCAAACATCAATTCGATCAATTGCTTGACTTCTTGATATGCTTGGGGATCACCACCAGATTGTTCAACTGCACGAGCAGTTCCTGTAGCACCAACTACTGTGCTGAAAATTTGTGTATAGTTGCCTAAGTTGGCACGGCTTTGTTGTTCAACTTGTGATGAACTTACTGCGGCACCTTCTTGTTGTGCTTGGATTTGTGGCAAACGATAAACGTCATTGGTCCACAAAGGTAAAGTAGAAACTACTTTACGCTTTTTGGCCATACACATGTTTAATACTGGGGTATCATCCTTAACACGGTTTGATACATCTAAATCTAAATCTTTAACAACGATATCGGTTTGGTATAGTCCTGTGCCATTACCGATCGCTGTGGTTGAATTGTAACCTGTTGTCATTTTATTCTCCTTGTTTTAATGACTTATCTTCTTCCACTTCTGGCTGCACGCATAGCGTTCATTTTTGCAACTAGAAGATTCTCTTGGGCATTGCGATCGCCCGCCTTGGCTTTTTCTTGAAGACTGGACAATTCATCTTTTGCATTGGAGTTAATGGAAGTTCCGCCTTTGCGATTGGTCAAGGCAGCAATGCTTCCGCCTGCTGACTTGGCTCGGGGTCTGTCTCGATATTTAAGACCGTCTCTGATTAGCGATAAGATGTGCTCATCACTGGAGATTAGGTCGATATTGTCAATACCCGGCACCAATTGCGTCTTTGCTCCTGCCCAATCCTTGGATACTTTTTCTCTGATTTCATTATAAATTGCACTGTTGCGTAGTTCCTTGTCGGTAAAATTCTTGCGATTGGTATCGAGAATCTCATCAACTTGTTGCTTACGCAAGTTATAAAACTGATCCAAGTTTGGCTTGAGTTGGTTTATTACGGCAGCCTGCGATTGAATGTATTTTTCATTCTGTTGCATACTTGCTTCTATACGAGCCCGTTGTGCAGGATCATATGTGGTTTCCAACTGTTGCTGAAAGGTAGTTTGATAACCTTGTGTCTTTATAATTTCGTCATAAGCCTTTTGTAACTGCGGACGAACAGTAAATTCCATTGCCAATAAAAGACCATCTGTTTCAGCCTGCTTCTTTGATTTATACTCATCGAATTCGGCCTTCTCAATCTTTAATTGTCTTGCATCTTCACTGATTGCTGCTCCTTGGCCCAATATGGCTGCGGCTTTCTTCGCGTCGATAACTATTTCTTTACCATTTCGCACGAACTTAAACTTGGCGTTTGGGTTCTCTTCTGCAAAATCAATAAAATCAATAAGTTCTTCGCTACTCGAATCTGCAGGGCTTACCTGTTCAGGGGCATCTGCTTCATCGTGGCTTTCACTATACTGTGCATCAGATTCAACAACTTCTGGCTCTACTAAATCGGTATCATTGTCAGCAACATTATCGTCACCGACTCGGACTCCTTCTGGTGCCACAGGAGCATCGTCACCTGCCGGTGCTTTTGACCCTGCTTCAGAGGATTCGGTATTACGCATTTGGTTACGCAATGTTTGTTCTTTCATTACGGCCATTTTTTGAGCAATAGACTCCAAACCACTACTGACATTTTCGACACGGACCGTCTCCACTGGGAGATTAGGGGCGTCGGCTACTATGTTTTCCATAGTGTCTCCTTTTTAAATTATGCGTCGGGCGTTGCAGGAGTTTCCTGCATTGTTACCACGCGGTCTTTTAATTGCCTTGCACGTTTAAGCACTGCAATAAAACTATCAATGCCCGAGAGTTGATTCGCAAATGCTACTCGTGCACTATTATCTTGTTCGGTATGTGTCCTAATCTCGGTCATCATATCCATTGTTTCTAACTGAAACTGTCTTACAAATAAAATAAAATCTCTATTTTTCAAAATGTTTTCTGCTTGGCTGCCAATTTGTTTCACACGATCCAATTGTGCCGTTGATAACTTTTTGATATCATTAATATTCATTGCCATCTTGTTACTGAAGGCATCTACAATGTCTTGTTCAATCATTTCCGTTCCATTCAAGTTTATTTAGCGATTAAAAAGCCCGAGCCTTGTGTTCGCCTACTAAACTGAAACCATCCAACTGCATTTTGGCACTGTTGCCTTGTGTATCAGCAGAGATCTGCTGAGCACGCACGGTATCCAACTGTGTTTTGGCCTGTTTGTTGGCCAGGTCTGCTTGATGTGCTTGTTGCAAGATCTGTTGTTGTGCTTGTTGTGCTTGTTGTGCGGCTTGTTTGCTTTGTTCAATCATTTCCATTGTTTCTCGTTCAGTGGGCAAATAGATATCGGCATTCTTAACACCCAACACATACAACATATCTTCATAAGGCTTACGCAATTTCTTGAATGAAGCAGGTGTTAAAGCGTTTTGTTGTGCATACATAGTGATTTCTTGACCCAGGCCAGTTTGTGCCTGCTTGATGATCTGTAGGCGTTGCAGTGAATTCTCTTCTGATTTCATCCCAAGTGCAAGATCAATGTGAATGGTCTTGCGATCATTGTAGTTCATATTGTCAAAGTTTTCGTAATCGATAAATTCGGCCTTGCCTTCGGGGTGGAATTCTTGTGCTAGTTTCTTTACACCATAATCATCACCGTGTGCAATTAGGGTTCTCCAGATCAACCAAATGGCATCTTTCAAACCTTCAGCACAATTCTTTACAGTGTTGTCCTGAATGATTTGGTTTGGTGATAGGGCCAAGTTTAACTTAGCACCGCTATTGCCTGGATCCATAATCTCTGGATTAAACACATCCTGTGGGCTAGTCATACCAACCATAGCCATTGAATCCTGTTGCATTCTCTGCATTGTGTTGTCTAAGAACTGTGGATTGCCTTGTGGCACTGGCATTTGGTAAATGTCGGTAGCAGGATTAAACTTTGAATCCAGGATAAAGATTGCGGCTTCGCCATCTTGTATTTCTTCAAAATCCACACGGTCAGGTTTAACACCAGTTCTAGGAGTTGATTGCAACAAGCCCATCAGCAATTCTGCACGATAGCCACTTGTCATATACTCTTGCATGGGCACCACTGATTCAGCAATGGCCATACCATAGAAGTTTTGGCTCAAGGGTTTGGGAACCATATTGGCCACTGGAATAAACTCTACTTCTCTTGCACTGATAACATACTGTCCCGAATAGATCAGTTCAATCAATTCTAACTCACCATCATTGTCTATATCATATCTGTTGTAAACGGTCAATACGGTCACTTGTCGGGCTTCGGGTTCTTGGGCGGAGTAGCCCTGAGCAGGTAAGCCATTGATAGGAACAGAATCACGAGCGTGCAGGGCAAGATTATTGAGTAAACTTCCAGCCTGGTAACTGCCCACGTTTGAATATTCGGCATATACTTTGAACTGTTCGAGATCAATGTCAGGATATAATTCATAGGCTTCCTGTATGCTCATTGGTTTGTAAAAACCGCAGAATGGTTGTTCACTGATCGAAATAACAGTGGGATCGCACATCCAATAATGTTGTGCAATGGGACGGAATTTGATATTCAAATTGTAGCCAGTCAGTTTGTATTTGGCTTCATAAATGGTATTGCGTGCAATGCTGTCACTGATGTGATCTTCACCATCACGCATTTCCACTGATTCAGGTTCAGTTTCAGCAGCCTCATCAAAGTTGCCTTGACTGCCCAACAGGGCCTGTTTGATACGTGCATTGAGATTTTCTTCTAACTGTGCTCTTGGTAGATTCTGAACAAAGCCGTGCGTTTCTTTCATCACTTGTGCAGTATCCACGTGTTGTTTGCGACGGCTTTGTCTGCGAACTTTTAATCCGGCTTCTTCGGCCTGTTGTTCAAATGCCTGCAGTTGATCCAGGGTGCCAGTTGTGGTCACATAACGCATAAAACTTTCACGCATGGGTGCAATCATCATTTCGCCATTTTTGTGCAGGCAAGCGTCCATTACCCAGTGTTGTAGGATAAAGTGTGGATCATTGTTTTGGTTGATTAACTTATGCACCATTTCGGTGGCTTGACGTGCACCGGCTTCATCTGCTTCATTGTCGGCAATGAATTCAAAATTGATTTCACCGTTTTGTGCGATGCCTTTGGTGATGACAGCAGTGGCATAATCTACTACAGGTTTGACCACAGGGTGAATATAGTCCAAGCCATTTACAGGATCAGTTGAATCAGTTACTGCTAGATTCAAGTAGTGATAATCACTGATACGATTGATATTGTTCTTTGTGGCCAACAAGCGTAAGTTGGCAGCACATTTTTGGTCCAGCAAACTTTTCATTTTGACAAAGCGTGCCATCATACCTGAATGACCATTTAAGTTGCTTACGACTACATTGCGGAGATCTAACATTGTGTGTTTTCCATTTGTTTATGTATTATTTAGCCACTACATTACCCCACCCTCAGCACTCCAACTGCGTTTCCAAACAGGACGATCTGCCGCATTTTTCTTAGCGGCTTGTAGGGCACGCATATTGTGTTTGGCAGCCGCAAAGCGTGCTTGGGGACTACGATCATCCCAGGGTTCGCAGATGCCTTGCAGGCAAGCAATTAGGGCATAACGTGCTGAATCTATGCAGTCATCAGGATCGCTAAAGCGTCCGTGTTGATCCACATAGTAGTTTTGTGCTTCACGTAGGAACTCCACACAGTTTTCATTTACGTGTAGCGTGCCTAATTCCAGCATTTGTCGCATTACATTGATACCAAAACTTTTGTGGTTTGTGCGTCGGCCCTGGTCGTCGGGTGGATTCATAATGGCATCAGGATGCACATTTAATTCATACTGTTCAAACAGTTGTCTAATGCTTTGGCTATTCATTGTGTAGCGTCCCGCTGTGTTGGCATCTGCTGGCAACACAATGGGTGTTCCAAATACTTCGGGCCGCATAAGATGATTTATATAATTTATGGGATTGGCTTCTTCTGTGCCTTTCACAACTATCTGTGTGTGCAGCCAGGCTTCTTGATCTTCCGGATGCCAATACATTAGACTTATAACTGTTTTGTCATTAACAAGTCCCAAATCCAATGCAATAACACGATGTAGACCGTGAGTGTTGCGGAAATCATAATCACCTGTTCGATATGTGGGCCAGGTTCGGATTTGGAATACAGCACCTTTGCCCATAACAGGAACACCATTGCGGCGAGCATCTCGTTCGTGTGGTAAGTAATCGCGTTCAAGTTGTAGCCTTGTGGTTTTTAACAAGAAAGGTTCGCCCCAGGGGTCGTATTCGGGAACGTCGTCCCAGGATACACGTATGTGTTCGTATCCCTCTTCTTGATGCCAAAACTTTGACACCAGTCCGTTCAGGCCTTTCAATGGTGTAAATGAACATAGCACTTGTCCTTGTGTGGTTGCAGTTCTTGTGACAATCTCACTAAAGAAATCATCTGGGGGTTGTTCATCAAACACTGCAAGATTAAGTTTGAAACCCTGCATCTGACGAACCTCTTGTGTGTAGTTGGCAAACACCAGGTAACTGTTTTGTCCCGTCACGTGACGGACTTCACAACCCAGGCAATTAGCACCATCGTTACGCATAGTTCCAAACACAATGCAATCCCTAGGGATAGCACCAGTGCCAATTGACTCAGTGATCTTAACATCTTGTGTTCCTAACAATTCATTTTGTAGCACCATTGCTACCTGTTGCCAACCCTCACCAGCCACCATGGCAGTTATGGGTTTGGCGAATCTTTTTGCTTCTGGGGGCCACCATGCAGGATACAGACCAGTTAGGTGATAAGCAGTTTCATAACAGGTTGAAACTGTCTTGCCAATCCTGTTGGCAGCCAAGATGCCTCTACGCTCTGCCGAACCAGTTCGAAAGAATTTTAATTGATGAGCAAACGGTCTAAAATATTTGAGTTGATTGTATCGCATGTCATCACTGACAGCCAAAACAAATTCTTCAAACTGATTACGCACAGGGTAGGGCATATGGTGCAGGTTGTCGGGACGCAGGCCTTGTTCATCACACACTTGCCGGATGGCATGTCGGATTAATACGCCAGGATCAATCAACTGTAAATACCTCGTCAAACAAGTTGGGATGAGTGTGCTGATACCAGGCCTGTATCCTACGATCAGCAATCTCTATATATTTGGGATCCAATTCAATGCCGGTGTAATCATAGCCTAACTCCACTGCGGCACAGCCTGTTGAGCCTGAACCGTTAAACGGATCCAGCACACGACCACCGGGGGGTGTGACCAAGCGTATGAGATACTTCATCAACTCTATGGGCTTGACAGTGGGATGGTTGTTGCCTACATTAGTAGTATTTTTTTCTACATTCTTTAGAGCACTATTTTTATCGCCAGCAAGTTGAGCCATAGGATTACCATTGTTATTGCCAATAGTAGGCATTGTATCAAAATCAAACCCAATATGTCGCTCCCGGCGGCTGACTTTGGGGCAGTAGAAATACTTTTGATAGTCTCCAATGTCTCCTATGACATTGGAAGGAAAGCGACCTTGTTGATCTCCTGTCCAAGAATTATCTGCTATTGCAGTTTTATTAAGAACTTCGCTGTTGGCTTCATCCATTTTAACTTTTAATGCTCCCCCTTTAATAACTTGCCCATCATCATATGGAACTCTTGCGGCATCTATGTTAAGTGCCCCCGTGCCCCATTTGACCACATTGGCCTTGATGGTGCTTTTCAAGGGCTTGCGAGCCAGGGCAATAGGTTCGTGTGCAGGTTTAAGGCAAGTGCCCCAACCGGACCAAGCATTGTCAACTTCAATAACTTCTTCATAGATTGTGCCATAACTTTTACCTTCGTGGCTTTTTTCCAATCTATCACCATTGATATCAGGTAAGGCACGATAGAGTTTATTGTTTGTTGGATGTCTAAACTTATCGCCCTCTTTGATCATTATAGCAGGATCAAAGCGTTGCTTATCTGGCTTGCCATTGACTTTTTTATGTAGTTGGCGACCAACATCCTGACTTTTAGGAAAGCCACTTGAATAGATCCACATGATCTGATCGCGGATTTCAAATCCAGCCTGTTCCAGTGTGACGGCCAGGTGGTGATAGGTTCTTGCCGCACTGAACGCAAGGATGTGTCCTCCAGGTTTAAGCACACGCAGACATTCTTGATATGTAGCCAATGCCCCAGTATTGGCATCCCAGGCTTTGCCCAAGAAGTCAATACCATAAGGTGGGTCAGTGACGATTGAATCAAAATGGTTGTCAGGGAATTGTCGTAAGGCCTCCCTGTTGTCGCCTTGTAAGAGTTGATATCGCATTTGTTTCCTTTGTAGCCGATATTATAATGTTTGTCTAATTGTATTTAATAAGTGTGCAGCCTGAGCCAAGTCCTGAATTTCTTCAGTGCTCATACGCCAAGTATCTGGATTGGCAATGTCCACACCTTCACGTTTGTCCAGACCAGCCTGTAGGCGTTCCATAACCAAACGCAAACAGTGTTCTACTTGTCCAGGATATTTGATCAAGAAGGCATCACGGTTGACCGCATTGACCTTCTGCATAATCTTGACATCTTGTGTTTGTTTGAGACTCAGCGTTTGACGTTCAATAGGGTCAGTCATTATGCCGCCCAAGGATCATCACTGGAGTTATCGCCACCGTTCAACACAAAGTCTCGATCAATCCACACTGACCAATAATCAGTTTTGTTGATCTTTTGCTTTTGCATTGATGCACGCAAGCGTGTGCCTATGGGAGTAAAGCGTCCATTGGCTTGACGTAGAACCTGTTCTCCTGTGCGTGGATCAACCCAGGTGTATTTCTCAGGCACTTCCTTGCCAAACTTGTTGACACGCACACCCACGGGTCTTGCGGCCACTGGTCCAATGATTTCGTATGTTATAACATCATTGATGTATTTTTTAAACACCACATCACACTTTTGTCCAGATGCTTTCCAGTCGGGATCTGGGTGTGGGAAGTTGGGAGTTTGGAACAAGGTGACCAGGGGCACGCCAACAACTTCTGATGGTGTGGGAAAGTCTTTTCTTAATTCATCTACAGGGATTAGATCATTCTTGTCCAAGTAGGGATTCTCTTTGCCCAACAAGTATTCATCGGGCTTTTGTCCATTCAGCACATCCATTGCTGTCTGATATTTGAATTTGTTGCTACGACCTTTAAGGTTTAGCACAATGCCGGTTTGATCAAACACAAACTTTTCCAACTCTCTAGCAGTGGGAAAGTCGGTCATCAAGCCTTCTAGGTCGTAAAGCGGTTCTGATGCTACAGTCGACGCAACAGGCTTAGGATCAGGTGTCTTCGTTGCTTTAGTTTCCGTTGGGGGAGTGTTGGGTGTAGTCTCGGTAGTTTCATCGGTGCCCCAGGGACTAGCGGTTGTGGGTTTTTTCATATCATTTCCTTAAAATAAAATCTGGAAGTCAGACTGGACTCCCAACAGTAATCTTCGGGTAGATTAATCTCGGTATTTGCTTTTGCGTGCGGCAAAACGCCGGACTTGGCTGTTCTCATCAATGGATCCTTCACGGGGGAATTCGTGTTCGCCACCATTCCGATCCATTTCCGATTCACGCTTTGAGAACGCTGACATAACACTATCAGCCAATGGTTGGCGTTCAGCCTTGGCATCCAAGAAGTTGCCACGCTTGGCCTTGTGTGCACCTTCAGTTCCTACTCTAGGACCCATGGGCACATTGACATTCCGAACCGAATGTGGATTGCCTGAGTGGCGACCAAGGTAGTGTTCATCTGTGACATCAATATCCTTAGCGGCTCGTTTTAATACTCGTTCTTTCATTTCTTAAATCCTTTAAGAGTTTCAGCAAGACGGGCACGACGGCCTTCTACGCCTGGCTTCTTGGCAGCGGCAGCCAACTTCTTTGCTGGAATCTTTTCACCGGCTTTGACACCTAATTCTTTGTGTAAGGCACCTGGATGCTTGATTGCACTCTGTATCCACTTGTGTGCTTCGGCGTGATGATGTGCTGCCTTTTCGTGATGTGCGGCAGCCTTTTTCATTGCTGCCATGTGTGCGGGTTTCTTTGTGGCCATTGTGTGCTCCTTATGCTACTGGCGTGAATACTACGGTGGGTGTGCCAGCAACCGAAACAACCGCTACGGTGATGTTGCTGTCAAAACTGTTAACTGGATTCATTGTGATCACAGTGGGATAGAATGGGATCACAGGAAAACCAACATTGCTGGCAGTGACTGAACCTGATGCGGCCCAATTCACATATACAGGATTGATTGCATCTAAATTAGTAACCAGAACATTGTTTACACTGTTGCTGGTAGAACCGAGATCCAGATAAAACTGACTGCTGGTTGTTGATGCAGTCACTGTCTTACTGGCATTTTGTGGTAATGGAATATATGCATTACTGGCCATGATTATTTCATTCCTACATTGATTGCATCAGGATTGGGCCAACGCCGGACACCAGAGTGCTTGCCAACTGGGCGGCCTTCGGCAGCGTCGGCAATGGTTTGTTTTAGTCCATCTCTAGTGGCACTAGGTCCAACACGTTCCATACGATCAACGCTGGAGTCTGATGTGTTGCCACGACGTGCAAATTCTTTCATACCGTGATTGATTGCGTCAGGGTTCCGAACCATATGTCCATAAGGATTAACACAAATGCCATCACGGCTGGCGTCACGGTTAACTCCATCGCCCATTTG